CTGTTGTGTCACTCAGTTCCCCGGAGTTTATGATGATCATTTGGACGCATAATGGATCAACTCACTCAAATGGAACTCCTCTGGGAGATCAAGAAGGTGAATGCAAACTTGGAGAAGTTCTTTCAACTTGTTGGTCCAGGGTTTGAGAAACATGAATTAATCCAGTCAATCAAGAATCAGCGTGAGCAGAGACTGGCTGCCGCATCACGTTATAACCAAAAGGAGGAGGATGACAACACTAAGTAGTCAGGATGTGATTCACATTCTGAGAGAATCAAGGAACCGCAGAAACCGGAAGGCAGAGCGGAAAAGGGTGCTGAACAATCTGGTTCAGCGAATCAGGAAATTCTTAACTGAGATGCAAGATGGCTTTATCTCTAAATGATATTTCGACAGGTATCAAGAAAGACCAAGGGTTGAAGGTGGTTCTTCATGGTCCTGCTGGAATTGGCAAGAGTACCTATGGGAGTCAGTTTCCTGATCCCATCTTCTTTGACCTTGAGGGGAGTCTCACCAACATTGATGTTCCTCACTTTGATCTGAGAAGAGGAACCTTTGATGAGTGCATGGATGGACTCAGGCTTCTTCTCAAGGATCATTCATACAAGACACTTGTTCTTGACACAGTGGATTGGATGGAAACAAAAGTTCATGAACAGGTTTGCCAAAAGATGGGAGTTCCTAACATCTCTGATCCTGAGTATGGAAGGGGGTATTCACATGCGTTGACACTGTGGAAAGAATTCTTGGATGCATGTGAGATTATCAAGGAAAGAAAGGGAATGAATATTGTTCTCTTGGCGCATTCCAAACAGGGGCAGATTTCTGATCCAATGTATGGAACCTACAACCGACACACGTTGAAGTGCAGGGATAAGGTGTCCGAACTCATCGTGGAGTGGGCAGATATTGTCTTGTTTGCAGAAATGAAGGTGTTTCTTGATGAGAAGAAATCTGGATTCTCAAAAACTACTGTTGCACATGGAGGTCAGAGGGTTGTCCACACACAGGGGAAACCTGCGTTTGTTGCAAAATGCAGGTTTGCAATTCCAGAGGAACTGGAGATGGGGTATTCACACCTGATCTCTGCAATTCAAAACGAGAAGAACTCATGAAACTATTAACTCCAATTATTCCAAAAGCAGGATCAGATATCCTCAAGGCAGGACAATATGTTGCAACCATGTTTGATTGTGAGAAGAAGGATACAATCAATGGAGGGTTATATCAGGATGACTCTGGACAGATGGTGAAGAAGGGGTATCTTGAGTGCAAATTTGAGATTGATGCACCAGGAACTCAGTTCCACGGATGGAAAATCGTGGATCGACTTTCCCTCTGGCATCCCAATGAAACCACAAGAGAGATTGCAATGTCGAAGGTTGCAAGGATGGCATCTGCAATGGGATGGGCAGATCCAATCGAGGAGACAGACCAGCTTCTTGGAAAGAAAGTCGAGATTGTTGTCATACATGAAGAGAGTGATAACTTTGGAACACAAGCTCGCATATTTAAGTACCTCAAGCATGAATCCGGGGGGCATCCTCCTGTTGAGGAGCAGAAGAAGCAGACCTTGGAGGAGATTTCCAAGAAAGATGATGTCCCATTCTGATGACAACAATAGGAATTGACCCTGGGCTTGATGGTGCAATTGCAAAGGTTCAAGGGTCTGACATCGAGGTATGGGATATGCCAACACTGGAGGTTAAGAAGAAGAGGTTTGTCAATGCACCAATGCTTGCAGACCTCCTCTCTTCCATTAAAACTCCAGAGTGTGAGGTTTTTCTTGAGAGGGTTTCTGCAAGACCTGGTCAGGGAGTCACCTCAATGTTCTCGTTTGGAACCTCGTGTGGAATCATTCAGGGGGTTGTTGCTGCACTTCACCTTCCCCTCACCTTTGTGACTCCACAGATGTGGAGGAGAAAGATGGGGGTTCCAAAGGGGAAGGATGGATCACGATTGAGAGTTCTTGAACTTAGACCTGAGCTTGCGTTCAGGTTCACACGAAAGAAGGATCATGGACGTGCAGATGCAGTTCTTCTTGCACTTCATGGATCACGATTATGACTCTGCCAGATGAATAAGCTGACCACTCCTCCGGGGGAACGCGCAACTCCCCCGTTTAAAGGTTGGCAAAAACCAATAAGGGTTTGCTCATAACCCCACGGTGTTTGGCAGAGTCACCTTCCGTTTCATGCCCTTTGGAAAACACAAGGGCACCTCCATTGAGAAAATCCCTCTTGATTACATTGAGTGGTTGCTGTCTCAGGGATCTGTTGATGGATGGCTCCGCAGGGAACTGGAGGAGTCTAGGGATCTGCATCTTAATCTCAGGTGGTCTGAGATCTCAGGAAACAATAGTGTCCAAAGGATCAGGAAAGTCTTTTTGGAGTGTTCCAAGAAGTGGCATCCAGACAAGGGTGGATCTGTGGATGCAATGCAGGCATTAAACGAGTTTAATGAGAAACTCCTCAAGGAGATGGCATGATGGAAATCCAGATACAAAATCTTCCTCCTGAGTTTCATGTTCTTGATTTCATCCTCTGGAAATACGAGACGAACTCAGAAGGAAAGCAGGAGAAGAAACCCATCTCTCCAAAAACTGGACAGTATTGTGATGTCACGGATGAGTTCCATCACAAGACTCTAAAATGGTGCGAGTATGTCCACATTCAAGGGAAGTATAAAACTGATGGAATTGGAGTGATCTTCACAGGAGAGGGGTATTTTGGAATTGATCTAGATCACTGTTTCGAGGAAGGAGGAGACAAGGAGAGAGCAGAAGATTTTCTTAATAATTTCAAAACCTATGCAGAATACTCTCCCTCAAAGACAGGGTTGCACATCTATGGCATTGGAAACCTTCCGGATGGTCCAAGACGAGGAACGAATATCGAGTTCTATGACTCGAAACGGTTCTTCACTGTTACAGGAGATCGAATAAATGGGACGCATATGATTGGAGAGCCTGATGTCCTCAAAAGGATGTACAGGAAATATATGCTTGGAGATGAGGAACCTAAGAGAAAACCTAGAGAGGAGAAACTCCAAGGAAAACCTGCAAAAAAGGAGGATCTGGTTTTTCACATCTCTGACTCGCATCAGGGGCCAAAATTTAAGCGTCTCATGAGTGGAGACATGAGTGATTACCTTAACCCTGTGACTGGAGAACCTGATCATTCACGAGCGGACTCTGGACTCTGCATGACGCTTGCGTTCTGGACCCAGAAAGATGCCCACAAGATTGATGAGATCTTTAGGACATCCCAACTCATGAGAGAGAAGTGGGATACAAAACACTTCGCGGATGGCAGCACTTATGGACAGAAGACCATTGAAAATGCGATTGCAAAATGCAATGAGATCTACACGGAATCCGTTCCACGAGTGATCAATGAGGAGGAACTGAAGGAAAGTCTTCCTGAAAAATATCCTGTCCTTCCTGTTGAAATCCCTGGGCTTGCAGGAATGCTCTCAAAGTTCATGGATAAAACTGCAATTCATCCCCAGCCGATTCTTCATGTTGGTGCATCCCTTGCGATGCTGGGTGCCCTCTTAGGGAGAAAAATCAAGAGTGAATCTGGACTCAGGACAAATCTCTATGTCCTCGCTCTTGCACCAACTGGTGCAGGAAAAGAACATGCACGTTCTGTGATTGATCGTGTTCTTACTGACTCTGGAGGTCTCCGCTATCTGGGAGGAGATGATATTGCATCTGATACCGGATTGCTTGCTGCACTTGCAGAACAACCATCCCTTCTCCTCATGCTGGATGAATTTGGATACATGGCACAGCAGTTTCTCTCTCCTCGTGCTGCAGGGTTCAAAGCGGCGATTGTGGAAGTCCTCCTCTCTGTTTATGGAAAAAGTGCAACTGCATATCATGGGAAAATGTATGCGAACAGAAAAGAACGTCCACAAGTGAGGATTGAACAGCCGTCCCTTTCTCTCTATTGTACCTCTACTCCTGAGTCCTTCTGGCCTGCAATCCGACAGAACAGTGTTCATGACGGGTTTCTCAACCGTTTTCTTGTCTTCAATTCTCCTGATCCGTTTCCTCCCTATGTTGAAAGGGAGGAGGTCACGGTTCCTGAGTTTATGATTGATCCTGTCCGCAAGCTGGCGTTGCTGGAAGAACCAATGACGAACCGTATGACTGGAAAGTATGCACTGAATCCTGTTCCAAATCCAATGGTCATTACTGATTCTCCTGATGCAAAGAAATGCTTCCTCTCCTACAGGGATCTCTACCTCAAACATGCAAAGTCAGATCCGATTGTTGCATCCCTCTGGAAACGTGCAGAAGAACATGCGATAAAAATCGCGCTCATCCTCACAGGGTCTGAGATGCAAAAGGAAATCTCTGGAGAACATGCAGAGGTTGGATGCAGGATTTCAAAATTCTGCATTGAGAACATGCTCGGTCAAATTGAGGATCACTTGGCAGAGAATCTCCATGAGGCGAACCTCAAGAAGGTTCTTCGGATTATCAGGAAGGCAGGAAGAAAGGGGATTGATGGAACCTCGCTGACAAGGAAAACGCAGTTTCTCATGTCAAAACAGAGGAATGAAGTTGTTGAGGTACTGACTGAAACTGGACAGATTTTTGTGAATCCTGTTAAATCCTCCAATGGGTCAATCCACAATACCTACTTTGTTGAACACCTCCAAAAATGACACTATCACTTCAAGAAATGACTTCATCACTTCAATTGAAGTGGTTTGAAAAGTACCTACTTTCAAGGTCGTTACCTATCAATCAATAGGTTTTGATAGGTAAATCTTGTATCACTTCAATTGAAGTCATGCGTGGGATTTTGAAGTGGTTTTGGGGCGCGAGGCGTTGGGAGAGAAGGGAGGAGAGAACCACTTCAACACTTCAATCTATCTCTATAGTTATCTAGAGATAAATCTCTCTCTTTTCCCCTATACCCATAACCTTGCACTTGAAGTCTTGAAGTGGTTTTTTTCACTCCTCCTCCAGCATCGAAACCTCCTCGTCCAACCCGAATTTCTGCTCTGCATACCTTGATCCTGAGATGTCCACCAATATCTGCAGAAGCATCGCCACACACGAAGGAATCGGGTTTGTTCCCAACTCCCAGCTTGCAACGGTGATGGTGCTTACTCCGAGCAACTCTCCCAATTCCCTGCTGCTCATTCCCCATAATCCCCTGATCCTCCTCATCTCCTCTGGATTCAAAAAGTGGTAGGGATGCTTCTTGGTCGATCTGTATCTCCTCTTCTTCCTCTCCTTGTCCTTACCTTCTGCAGGGTCATTACCGTCTGTGTGAACCTTGCCTTTCATTCTTGCCTTGACTCCTAAGTGAAAAAAATTTACCATACCAAAATCATCCCTTGTGGATGGTTTCGCAGCAGGGCAGTCACCCTACCACAATCAGGTGCTGCCCTGCGTCTCCCTCCTTCTGTGGCGCGTACTAGCTTCTGAGTGCCTTTTTTGCCAGATGATAAGTTCGGCATAAAGCCACTTCCAGTGAAACATCTCCTCCCATCTCCATCTGATACTCGCTCTCCCTGAGCCAGATTCCTGATTCATGCTCGCAATGGTCGGAAGCTTCCTTTGCGTCTCCAAACACTTTCAGAGCAGATTGAATCACGCCTTCGACATGACCCTCCTTTGCGCTCTCAAAGATTGTGTTTACAATTTCTTCCTCTTCCAGCGTTCTACCAAATACTCTTGTCATCCCACCTCCTTTCATGTCGTTACCTTCTGGCTAAAACAGCATCAGTCCAATTCTCAACCTCTGCCAGCGTCTGGAACTTGGACTTGAGCCTTCCCTCACTTGCAGTGTACCAGCGGAAGATGGTTCCACCTCCACCGACTCTTCGAGGGTCTCCTACCCAGAACTTCTCAAGGGAAATCCCGTGGGCTTCCAGGGCTTTTACCATTTTTGCTTTTCTGTGATTGTTCATCTTCACCTTTCTTGCTCGGGGTTATTGATTGTTTCCTCGCATTCTGCAATTAGACGATGTAACATTTTTGGAGTGTATCCAAAGTCCTTTGCTGCCCATTGTCCATGTGGATCGTTTAGAAAATACTCCCACTCCCTCTTTTGCTTCTCTGCGAATGTCATCTTTCCTCCAAGTTAAGGTCATTCTGGGTTTGTCTTCGCCGCTCCTGTTCTTCCAGAAGCGGACCGAATTCTTCGCCAAGCTGCTCTTGAGTCAGCCCATTGTGGCAAATCTCGTAAGTGTAGAACTTCTCCATCTCATCCTCCTGTGATGCCCCCGAAGGGGCGTTGAAAAAGTCATTACCTGCTGCACAGGTCATTACCTAATGTCACAGGTCATTACCCTCTGGGATTTCTCCACCAATTTGACCAAAAAAAGCCCACTCTGGAATTTCCAGAGCAGGCTCATTACTAACGGTAAAATCGTTCGATGTCCGACCCGTGTCCAACATCCCAGGTCGTTCCAATCTCCAAGCTGCCGATGCAACCCGGAACCCTCTCTGGATCGAACGGTTCGCGGATGATCCAGCATTCAATTGTAAATGCCCTGGGCTTCCCGTTATGGTTTCCCGTCAAGCTGATGTTCGTTGCTTCCCTGGTTGCTCTTCGCGCCGGGATTGCCCTGCACGACAGGTTCCGGCTTTGCTGAACGTACTTGTCCCGTGCTTGCCTAGAATCGAACACAAGCACAATCGTATCGTTCGCAAACCCAAAGCTGGACTCGCTCCCGTGGGCGGATTCGCTTGAAAAATACCTTTTCTGTCTCATTCCATTCTCCTGTTGAAAGGGTTAATCCGGTTGGTTAAATTTTGATCACGGTTAGCTTCGTCAACCGTGAGTAGCGAATGTGGGCTTGATTGTAATGTCCCCGCATTTCCATGCGGTTCACCATCTTGCCGTCCCAGCGGCAACTCACGTCCTGCACTATAAAGTCCTTGTCAGCCGCGAAATCTGCCGCGACCGCTTTCTGAGAGCCGTAGTCCCGTCCGTAGGCCGGGATAAGTGTCAATGTTCTCATTTGTACCCCTTGGTTGATGGTTTGAACTCTCGACAGCGGGATGCTGCCAAGCCCTTTGCATGGTGCATCCAGTGCCTACGGATACATCCAGTGTGGATGGGATGTCCATCTGAATGCCAGACAGGTTTGCCACAGCATCTGCACTTCTTTTTTTTATCACTCATGGCCTCTCTCCTAGTGTTTTTGGTATGAAATGGAAAAAGTTTTTGAATCCCAGCACTCCCGGCAGTCCCCGCAACTGTTCCCCTGATCCGGAGCCGGACAAGTGTGGGAACCGTTAGAGCTTGCACCGCTAACCGTCAAGCAATACTTGCGAGCAAAACGTATCGGCGGTGACTTGTCAAATGCCATTGCCGATATGCGGACGTTCAGGTTTTCAGGTATGCCAAACCAATACTCGTCAAGGTAGGCTTTGACTATCCGGGTTTCCCTTGTCGGCAACCAGTGTGAACACTTCGGAGTTTGCCGGGCAACTTCGCATATCTGCGACAAGTGCCACACTCCCTGGAGATCCCCGGAATCGTGCCAGCGGAAATACTCCATCTTGCGTTCCTTTATTAGGTACGCCATGCTTTCAGTCCATCGTGGATCATGCAGGCTTTGAAACCTGCGCTCCAAAGCTTCCCTGACGTTCCGGAACATGTAACGGCCCTTACGCGCGTAACAGTCAAAACAGACTGTCCCAGGGACAGACCATAGCTTGCTCCCCGTGATGCAATGCCCCGCTGGAATCGAATAACCGAAGCATGGCATTTTAGATGGTGTGGATAGACCGCCTACCGTCTCAAGTGCTTCCTTGATGGTCATGATGCCTCCAGCGCGTCCAGCGCGTCAAGCGCATCGTCAAAGGATTCAAAGACTAGTGGGCTTTCCCCTGTTACGGCTGCGTAGTCGGCGAAAAAGTCGCGTTCGGCGGCTTCTTGTTTTTCTGTGGGTACTTCTAAGGAATAGGACATGCATCCCCTTTTCGTGTGATGGTTTCTCGCTTTAAGTACCTGAAATCTACCACAAAAACAGGTACTCAAGGCCAAGGCTTTCCTTAGCTTATCCGTAGATTATTATATTGAATGATGAGAGTCAAGCCTTTTCTTTCATCCCTTGGCTTTTTTCTCAAGTAGAAGACAACCTGGCCAAAACACGCTTAATCTATATTTGACTTCTTGAATATACTGTTTCTTGAATATTGACAAGCGGCTCTCAACCTGTATTTGACTTCCTGCAATATTCTATTTCTGGTATATTTAGATTCTTGTATATTCTAGTTCTTGAATGCTTTCCGACTTAGACTATGTTTGACTTCTTAAATATACTGATAGTTGAATATTCAATAGATGAAAAGTAAATAGATAAGTGCTAAAAGTAAAGAATAACAAGTTTACTTGCAATTATTTGCTTCTGCACCTATTAGTTGGAAATCCGCTTGCTCGACTCCCAGCGACCCGACACCAGGACACGCCCAAACCCCTCCGGAAACAAGGACACCTGTTTGCCAATCCGATGTCCTGCCAGTGCTGGCAACGGCTCACGCCCGATTGATATTGCACCTGATACGGAAACAGGTCAGACTAATAAGTGGACCCTGAGCAAATCGCTCATGATTTCAGGCACTTAAGCGATTCAGGCCCGATCCGCCCTATTTGTGCGGACAAAAGACCCATAGGGGGCAACAAAACGGCCCTCTTGATATATGAGGTCTATTCCCTCTCAAACACGGGGATTAAATTTGAGGAAGAAGAAGAAGTTACCCCACCCCACCCACAGGACAAAGCAGAAGCGGGACGAGGAATTTTCTAGGGACGCAGCAGAAGGAATGTCTTCGCGGGAATTAGCAACAAAGTTTGATTTAGGACAGTCAAGCATCGGAATTAAGCGCAAGCAGTTAGCGAGGCAGATTGAGAAGGAGGTGAGATCAAGGTTAGGAACAGTCTCTCTGAAATCATTAGACAACTTGGTAAGTCTTGCATTTGGCGCAGAATCCGAGCAAGTCCGTTATGTTGCAACCAAGGATTTGCTAGACCGCGCAGGATTCAAGGCAAGTGAGCTTTCAAAGTTAGAGATTGAAGACACAAGATCCCGAACTCCTGTGGAGATTGAGGAGGAGATGCGGGAGCGATTTGGAAGGGATGTCGCAGACATGATCATGGGAAAGGCAAGAGTAATAAACGGAACTACGGCAGGAGTGGCCGCATCTCAGCCAGCAGGGGACACCCTTTCCCCAACTGTTTCCACTCCTGCCTCCAGCGAGTTAAACTAAGAGCAATCACGAACCAAATTTCAGGAAAAATAAAATGGCAGACGCAGCAACAATTTCAATCATCGCAACGATGTTACCAGGCGAGATTGCAAAGACAGTAGTGTCCATGCAATCTCATCGGCAAGTACCGTTACTTGTGTTGTAGCCGCATTGTTAGATGATGTTTCAGTCTAAGTAACATGGATAGTTTCCCTTCAGGATCAGGCACAGGAACTTCTCCAGACTTGGATTTGGAGGAGTTACTAGAATTAAAGGACGAGTATGACGCATCAAGAGGAAGATACCAGATGCTCTCATACAATCCATATCCCTACCAGAGGGAGTTTCACTGTGCGCGGTCAGAGACAGGAGGACGGGCACGTCAGAGGTGTCTGATGGCCGCAAACAAGGTTGGAAAGACATTTTGTGGTGCAATGGAGATGTCTTTTCACCTGACAGGATGGTACCCAGAGTGGTGGGAGGGCCACAGATTTGAAGGTCCAATTTTGGGATGGGCAGCAGGACAGTCTCACTACAACACAAGAGATATTTTACAAGCAGAGTTGTTGGGAGAACCCGGAGACAAGACACAATTTGGAAAAGCAGCAATTCCAGAGGATTTGATTATAGACACAGACAGAAACCCAGGAGTTCCAAACGCAGTTTCAAGTGTTATCATACGCCACAAGTCTGGAATGAACTCCAAACTCTTCTTCAAGAGTTATGATTCAGGTCCAGAGGCATTCATGGGCAAAAGCGTAGATGTCGTCTGGTTTGATGAGTTATGTGGACAAGCAGTTTATTCTCAAGCCCTGAGAGCAACCCTGAACACTGCAGGACTTGTGTATTTGACATACACTCCAGAGAAGGGAATGGATGAGATCACGGCACAATTCATCAACTCCATCAAACCAGGACAAGCACTTTACAGGGCAACATGGGATGACGCATCTCATCTGACAGACAATCTCAAGGAGGAGATTTACTCTGCACTTCCAGAGCATGAGAGGAAGATGCGGAGTCAGGGTCTGCCAGTTTTAGGTTCAGGAGTTGTCTTTCCAATTCCAGAGGAGGATATCAAGTGTGATTCCTTTTCAATCCCAGAACACTGGGCAAGAATGTGTGCAATTGATTTTGGATGGAACCATCCAACTGCAGTTGTTTGGTTTGCACACGACAGGGATGGAGACACAATCTACATTTATGATTGTTACAGGCAAGCACACGCAACCATTTTGGTACACGCACATGCAATCAAGCAAAGAGGAGACTGGATTCCATGTGTGTGGCCACATGACGGGGCACAGCACGACAAGGCAAGTGGAGTTGGATTAAGCCAGCAATACAGACGTGCAGGCGTTGAGATGTCAGGTTCACATTTCACAAACCCAGATGGATCAATCAGCGTGGAACCAGGGTTGCAGGAGATGCTCACAAGGTTCCAGACAGGACTTTTGAAGGTATTCTCTCACTTAGGAGACTGGTTTGAGGAATACAGGATGTACCATAGAAAAGATGGAAAGGTAGTAAGAACAAGAGATGATTTAATGAGTGCATCCAGGTATGGAGTAATGTCAATTGGCAGGTTTGGAAGAACAGGGATTTTTCAGGCACGTCCAGAGAGGGCACAGGGGTTTTCAGATTATGACCCCTTTGAGATGTTGGATGTTGCATGAGTCTTGATCATTTACG